GTTCTTTTCAAAGACGGTTCCTGCTCCGCCAAGAATCCCGGCAAAATCAAAGAGATTTTTGCTGTTGACATGGTATAGGTAGGTGCAGTTGCTTGAGGCAATCTGCTCATAGTGACTCACTACCTTCAGCTGCGCGCCCTCCTTGGGGGTAAATTCCACGAAATCCCCGGAGGCTTCAAATTTCAGAAGGCTTGCCATGACCTCCTGCTTGATGCGCTGGGGCATGGCGCTCACTTCCACATGGACAGCATCCATGTCCTGCTGGGATGAGGCGCCGATGTTGGCTCTGGCCTGGGTCTGCTGCTCAGGAGTCAGGGTCTGCTCGGTGAAGGTAACAGCTTCGGCAGAGCCGCCCAGATCTGATTGATAGATCATGGTCAAGTAGGTGCTGGTCACACTGGAAACCTTGAACAGCTGGCTGCTGGCAGAAATGACCAGAGAATTTTTCTTCGGTTCAACATGAAAACCCACACTGACCCAGCTCGCTGTTTCCGCTTTTGGGATCCTCAGTGAGGATATGCCGGATGCCGATGTTTTCTCCTTGTAATAGATCGCACCGCCTCCGCCGGTTTCTTCCAACGCATTCACCCTGGCATCAAAGGCTGCGATAATGTCGGGGTACTCTTTTGCGATGGTTTCAGAGTTCCAGACTGTTGCGCCTACAGTGATTCCGGAATAAGTAAGGGTGGGGAAGTTATACACAACTTCGCCGGCTGCGTCAGTGGCAGCAAAATGCACGGAGAAAATCAACGCGCCGACATATTCGGTAGCATCGGCGTCCAAAAGCCAGGAGAAGCTTACGGAATTATCCAGCGCGATCTCCAGATCTTCTACAGAATAGATCCCGTAACTTACCTGCCTTGTCTTTTCATCGATATTCTGGTAGTGAACCAGAACAGAGTTGCAAAGAGACAGATCGTAGCCTTCGACCACCTTTTTGGATATATAGAACGAAAACCGTTCAGATCTTTTTGCGTGCTGAGCCAATTCTTTCTTGCCGGGTTCAAAGAGGATCGCCTTGGTTTTAGGGTCAATAACGAAAGGCTTATCCATGTCAACGGTATTCATAGAGATTACTGCAGTTTCTGCCATTGCATTTCCTCCTTAAATTTTTGTATATTTCAATGTTACATACATCGGCTCGGTGGAGTTTCGAAGGCTGGCCAGCAGCTTGTAGCCGAGCATAAACTTGACGCTTTCTGCATTGACATAATCGATCTGGCCATCCCAATCGCTTGTGGCATAGTATGCCGCAGGCAGCTGGCGCCAACCATCCGGTGCAGAGTCAGTACGCTTCCAGATAGCCTTTGCCGAAACGCAAATGTCCAAATTATCAATGCCATGGGCAAGAGCAATGTTCTGGCCGGTAAAGAGTTCCGGATCAAAAGCTATCAGCTTTGTGTAGACATGGGCGCCGTTCCAATGCTCCGTGGTGCAGTACTCCATGCCTGCAACCATAGGGGGATTGACAAATTCCCACGGGCCCCAGAGCCCCTGCGTCTTAAACCGCTGTATGCAGAAAGTTCCGCCGGCGACCGTAATATCCTGGCGGCCATACCGTTCATCAAAGGACGATACCTGCACAACGGCACGGTTGGCATTCACGCCGCTTATATACGCATCGCCGGAGGTTACGGCCAGTTGATACCAACCGCTTTTGCTAAGCTCATCCAGCGCCTCCAGCGATGTTACGGGGTGGCCTTCTACCATACCGAGGCCAAAGCCGGCGGGGGCGTAAGACAAACCCGGGGCAAAGCGCTGGGGCGTCTGGACGATACCGGTAATGCCGGAGCTCCCCAGCGAGACCACGCACGCTGCCATCTGATAGCGGATTCCGCTTGCGTTAATATCGCCCGCTTCCAGGGGCGTAAAGCCATTGATATCTGCAGCATACTCAATAGAAGGCACCACCTGATCAAAAGAGTCTTTTGTCGCAGTACGCGTGACATCCACTGTGATCACCAGCCGGGCAAAGCCATCCTTGGCGCCATCGATGGTCCAGTTCTGTGCGGAAACATGCCGCACCTGGCGGCCGCAGATCAGTAGTGTGCCGGTGTCCATGGTCAGGGTGTTTCCGGAATGGCTGAAGCTGCAGCCTGCGAGAATGCCGTCCGGTAGCATCGCTCTGTGGATCAGGGCGTCATCCGATGGCGTTACAGGCTGATCCACAAAGGTAACACCGGAAAAATATGCGCTCATTTTATTACTCCTTTCAGTTTCTCCGAGGCTGTAGTGGCCAGCTCACCGGATTTATAATAGAAACGATTGTCACCGCTTGTTTTCCGCTTATAGGAGATGTGCGAGCGAAGCAGCTCCCCATAGACCATAAACAGGCAATCATCCTGCACATCCAGATCCAGCACGCTCCAAAACTCCAGCTTATGGTTCGTCTTATTTTTGGCAAAGGTTTCTACAACCTTTGCCCGGACATTTTGATTGCCCTTCACATAGACATAGCCCCATTCGCCCTGCGCCCGGCGCTCAGGTGGCAGCTGCGAAATCTCACCGGCCTCAGACAGGTACCAGTAGGTTCGCTCCCGCTGATAGATGGAATCGCCGTTAGCGTCTTTTTCGCTGGTGTCGATATCCTGGATAGCCGTAATCTTTGCAAGCCCGGAAGAGGAATAAGCGACGCTTGCCAGCTGGCTGCGGCCGTCTTCAAAGCTTACCTGCCGATTGGATGCGGGGATCGTTGCTACGGTACAGGAGAGCTGGCTGCCGGCGTCAAAAAAGCGAACTGCGGCCCGATAGCTTTTACGCATCAACCGGCAATATGCAGGCATGGAAAAGCAGCCGCTGTCATCTGTCTCGGGAGGGGCAAATGCTGTTGTGTCCAAATTGGACACAACCAAGTAGGGCATGGCATATACAGGGTCATCGCTGGCGGCCCAGTTGCTCTGCAGAGACTGGGCAATAAACCCGCCAATGGTTTGATCTGCCGGTTGATTTTCCAGCTCCAGAGGGCGCCCAAAGGCGTCCAGGGGGGATTCCAGAGTAAGGGAAGTATAGGAATCTTCCGGCTTCACGTTGGAGATCCGGAAAACCTGACCGTCTACAATCAACCAGTTTCCGGTATCGCTGCGATTGATGGATGTACCTCTGACAGACAAAGCTGACGTCTCGTAGTCCAGGGCATCCAGAACCAGGCTGCTGGAGATTACCGTGGCCTGCTTAATGGTGCGGTAGTCAGCAACGCTCTTGACGAAAACTTCCATGGCTACACGCTCCTGTAATAGTAATAGATCAGAAGCTCAACACGGCCGGAAACCGGGGAGTCTGCTTCAATCGATAGCGTGCAGGGCTCATCTACGGGAATGTGGAAAAACGGGGTCGTGGTGACATCGAGCGCATCCAGAAGATCTGTCTGCGTGCCGTCTGCCGCGATTCGACGGACATAGGAGTTTTCATAGAGGGTAGAGAACTCGAGAACATCGGACGCGGTGAATACCTCTGCAATGCTGCATATGCCGTATGTTTTGCCTGTGGTATTTCCGGTCATGCGAATCTTGGGGTTTGCCACAGATCCCCGAAATGTGATCTGCAGCGCTCCGGGCACATGGCCGGCGCCGGCAATAACAGCGCGAATCGAAGAGACACTGTCGCTGCCATACCGAAGGTCGCTGTCGTAGGTATATGGGTAGCGTTTGCTTTCGTCCAGACCGGATCCGGAAATGCTCAGCAATGTGGGAGATGGCAAATACCACGGGGTGTTGCAAAAGAATCCGCAGGGTATTTCAAGCCAGCCGACCCGGCTCAGCTCTCCCTTCTGCATAAAGCTGATCGTAACGTCCAGGCAGAATTCCCGCTGCCCGGTGGGATTGTACACGATCGTCAGGCCTCCGGATGCAGAGAGCCAGTCGACAAGCGATTGGTATGTATGGTACGGTGTTCGCGTCAGGACCAAGGTAAAGGCGAGATTGTTTTGAGCCGTTTTTTTATCATCGACAGAAGGGAAAAACCCTCGGCCGATATCGGCAAAAGACGGATCAAAGGAAAAGCCAAAGCCCGACAGCGCTGTAGCATATATGCCATCCTCTCCGTTAAGCCCACGGCGCTCACCCGCTACATTTTGGAAATATAGTTTTCGTATGGGTTTCACAGGTTTTCACCCAGCTTTCTGTTCATGTATTCTACGAGCATGTCCAAATCCGCTGTAGAAATGGATTTTGCGTTGATCGTCAAATAAAAAACTTTGCTGTTTCCGCTTTCTCCGGAACGGTAGGCTGCTGCCTCATCGGCGGGAAGCACGGCCTCGCCACGGTGCAGCTGCGCCAGGTATCCATCAAAGGGAACATACCGCAAGCCGTTGGCGTGGGATCCGTCGATATTGGCAGAACTGGAGGCGTTTACATTGACATCCACTTCCCGGCCGGAGAACAGGTTGTCCCACAAGTCATTGAACCAGGAGACCAGGCCGTCCCAGGCTGCTGTGATGCCGTCGATGATTGTCTCGATCAGATCGCCGCACCACTGCAGCACCTTGGAGTCGCTGTTTTTCAGGCCATCGATCAGGGTGTCCAGGATCTCCGGCGCTATGGCGTAGATCTCGCCAAGGCCTTCCAGTACGCCTGCCACAAGTCCCTCAATCAGATCCCAACCGCTTTCCAGCAGCTTTGGGGCATTTTTTGCAAGACCCAGCATCAATTCCAAAACCAGCCTGACAGCTGCAGGGATCATCTCCGGTGCGGCATCGGCCAGACCGCTTACCAGCTTATCTACCATCTGCGCCGCAGAGTCGGCCAGGTTTTCACCGTCAATACCCTCGATCAGCTGCATGACTAATTCCAGACCGGCATCGGCCAGAACAGGAGCCTCTTCGAGGATATAGTTCAGCAGATCCATAATGAGGTCCAGGCCCATGTCCAAAAGCTCAGGCCCGGATTCCTTGAACCCGCCAAGGACGCCGCCCAGAATGTCCTTGCCGGCTTTTACATATTCCGGCAGCTTGCTGATGATCAGCTTGGCACCGTTGGCAATGTATTGACCCAAGATCTGGGTCTGCTTTTCGATATCGCCTGCTGCGGCGCTCATGTCCCGGGTGAAGTCATTCAGGAAGGCGGTGCCTTCAGAGCTGAGGTCGCTGAGCATGGGCAGCAGGATCCCGCCGATAGCGCTCTTAGCATTGGCCACGGAGCCGTCCAGGGCGTCCAGTTGCCCGGAAAATTCCAGCCACTTCTGCTGGTCTGCCGTCAGCTCTTGCCCAGCCTCAGAAGCTGCCTTGGCGGCCTCAGCTGCTTCCTTAGCCATGCTTACCATGCCGAGAAGCGCCGCTCCACCGGCGGCGCCAATGGCTGCTACGCCCGCTGCTGAGGCCGCAGAGGCAACGCCAACAGCCTTGCCCATGCCAGCGGCAGCAGTGCCAACACCGGAGAGGATTTTCTTCGTTCCTGTACCGGCAGCGTGCATTGCGGTACCCAGTCCTTTTGCGCTTACCTTGGCAATATCCATCGCCTCAGAAAGAACGGGGACATGGTGTGCAGCGTCGATAGTTTCAGAAGTAAAGCCTTTGATTTTGTCTTTTACACCAGTAACCGCGTTGGCCATGCGCTGGGTTACGGGGATGTACTGGTTACCGGACTTCTTGGCGGCGTCAATCGCCTCCTGGTTTTTCTTTAGCGCCTGGGTTTCTTTGTGCAGTGCAGCCGTCGCATGGTTAAGCTGCTGTCGGTATTTATCCGCTGCAGCGCTATTTTCACCGGATTCCTTTTTGACTTTTTCATACATCTGCCGCAAGGCATCAACTTTCGCCTCATGCTGATCCACACTGTCCTGCAAAACTTTCTGCTTTGCGGTCAGTGCTTCCATTGAATCTGCATTATCAGCAAACTCTGCAGTGGTGGCCGCCATGTCAGACCGCAGGTTTTTCAAGTTGGAGTTGACGCCCTTCATGGCATCGTTAAACGCCTTTTCTCCAGATAGGACGATTTCTGTTCCAATTGTTCTAGTCGCCATCTCTGGCCTCCTTCCTGGGTGTGGTCAGTTCCATCATGTCATTAAAGAGGCCCGGCGTGAGCATCAGGGCTTCTTTGGGGCTGAGATGGAGGCGGACAGCCGCTGCAGCCAGGAACTGAGCGCGGATGCGACCGCCGCCTTCTGTTTTTTTTCGGCTTCCTCCCGCTCCAAAAGAACCAGGTTGACCTCTTCGTCGGTATTCGGGGACGGAACATCCCGCTGGAAGCCCTGTTCCAGGGCATCACGGACGGCCTGACGCAGGCGCAGGGAATCCGCTGCCATAAAGCCGGTGCGCAACTGCTCCATGGTGACCATAGGCCGGGGATCCTCACCCCGGTTGCGCCGCTGAAGCTCGCCCTGGGAGGCCATGAGCGCGGCCATCCAGCAAAGATTTTTCCAGCCTTCCTGGGTGGGCTCCATGATCTTCGTAGTGCCCAGAATATCGGAGGTATATCCAAACTTGTCATAAACGGTAAAAAGGGCCTCTGCCGTAAAGCTGAGCGCGTATGTGGTACCGTTAAATTCAAAATCAATATGTTTCACTAGATAAGTCCTTTCTTTTGCAGGAGCTTGTCATACTCGGCTTCAATGATGTCCTGGATTTCGTCTGCTACGGCTTCGTTGGTGTTTTCCATCCAGTGTGTGGCAGCAATCCGGGGCGTGCCGACTTCGAAAAGATAGCCAAGCTCTTCATTCTTCAGTGCCTTTGTAGATGGCTTGCGATTGTGCTTTGCGCCTTTCCGGCCTGCCGGGCCGGCACGACTTTTGCGAGTATATCGGCTGCCCTTATGTTTTCCAAAAGGCTTTACCAGAATAAAAGCGTAAGGGCCGACCACATCATCGTCAAAGTCAATGGAATCTTCAAAACTGCCAGTGCGGCGCTTAAAAAGTCGCCGAATAGTTTGCTTGTAATAGTCTACCAGTTTGATTGCTGCGGGGCGCAAACACTCCAAAATGTCATCCGTGGTCAAGACATCCCGCTCAGTATTTTCACCGCTCAAGAACGCAGAATCTGTGTCCCAAGTGACATTGAATTTAGCCATCAGATCACCACCAGATGCAGGATCGTCCGGTAGGCGGCGTATTCGTCATCGTAGCCATCAGACTCTACGCTATAGGGCAGATCCATTAGCCAGAGTGCCGCCATAATGTCATCGGCCAAAGGATCATCTTCGATATTGGTTACAATATCGATCTGGACCTTCGGAGCGTCAACCTGATTTCTGTTGTCGCCAAATACAGAAGATCTGCCGTAGCGGTGCCACGCAACAAAACGCTGCTTGCCTTTCGGCGCAGCCGTCTCGTAGACATCCGGGAAGGCCGATTTCAGACCGTCTTCAAATTTCTTTAACGTCATACGGCACCTCCACTCTTTTCAAAGAAAGGACGGTAACAGGCAGGTCATTTTCGTCTTTCCCAAACTGCGCCTGCTCGATGGAATAGAGACGGTTTTTATATACTGTGTACATTCCGGCATCCACTGTGCGATGCAGCGGCATTTCTACCAATCGGTCTATCCGGGAATCGGCCTGAACGGATTCCCAATATCTGCGGTGGTAGACCTCCTTCTCTCCGCAAAAAGCACCATACATCCGCTGGGGCTTTCCTTGCAAGATTGTTCCAACCGTGTCCGGAAGTTTGGCGATAATGATTGGCGTATCGTAGATCATGTGCTGCCCTCCGTGCCTCCCAGAGCTTGATTGACTTGCCGGTTCCGTTTAATACTTTTCAGCATCTCAGTCTTGTCTGCGCCGGCGACCCGGTTGCGGTACAGCCATGCGGCATAAGTGGCCTGATCAAAGTCATCAGACAGCACGCCGGGCGTCAGAAAGATTTTCATTTCTCTAAAATCGGAAAGTGCTTTGGTAAGCAGACTTTGCAGGTAAGTTGCCATAGATTCAGGAATCTCCGAATCAAAGAAGCCGAGATCGGCCTTCAGCAGCGCCATGGCAGTTGCGGAAAAGTTGAGGGGAGTTTCGGCCATTACGGGCCTCCTTTCTAGCAAAAGAGCCCGGCGCGCTGCCGGGCTCTGTGTGTGTGATCTTAGGTGGCAGCACCAAAGGTCTTTTTGATAAAAGCTTCCGCGGCGGAAGCAGTTGCAAAGTCATTGCGGACGCGCCAGGACTGAAGATTGTCCTCCGTGAGCTTGAAAGACACAGCGTTCATTTTGGGATTCAGCTCACCGGCCTTTTTTGTGTCTGCTTCCTGCTTTTCACTGGAAGGCATGGCGGTTGCCTTACGCAAGCAGGTAGCGCGATAGATTATGCTTTTGTCCTTTTTCAGGATGGGCTCGATAAAGGACACGCCACCAGCCTTAGAACGGTCGGAACCCATGCTTTCTTCACCATCGGTATCAGACCATGTATGGCCGAAAAGCGTCGCGTTGACCTGCAGATCGCTCATGGTGGTTTCAGTATCCAGCTGGCCGCCGGTAAATACTTCATCCTCGACCTGGATAATATCATCGCCGGAAATGGTTGCAGATGCGGTGGTAACAGTGAGATAGCCCTTGACTGCAGCGCCCAGATTAACGGGGTCACCATAGACAGGATGCGACTTTTCAGGCTCCGAAGAAATAGGCCAGAAGTCAAGGGTCTGCATGCCCAACGGCGTCTTGACTTTTGAAGCGGTAAGGGGCATATGAGTCTCCTTTCGTTATTGTACCCGGTGCCCTATTAGGGCACCGGATTGTGAATGAGTGGAATTAGGCGCTCTTTGCGCTGACTACGACGAAACCGTTGGGGGTGGTAACGTCAGCGTCTGCGGTGACTTCGCCCAGAATGGTCAGCAGACCTTCACCAAACTTGTAGCCTTCGTTGACGTTGACGTCCACGCCGCCCCACAGCGCCATCTCTGCGCACTGGGGATTGCCGTAGAACATGCCCTTCTTGGCGGTGGCAGACAGGGTTGCGGTGGACAGGGCAGGAATATTCTTGTTCAGGCAGTAACGGCAGCTCAGACCGTTGTTGTCCTTGATGACGCCCATGGAAGGATTGGAAGCATCGGGAACGATAGAGTACACAGGCAAATACTCGTTTTTGCCGCGGACAGCGGCAAAAGCTTTCAGGTCTTCCTTGGGCAGGGCCAGAACAGCAGCGCCGTCAACACCTTCGTCGCCACCGTAGGCCAGGATGATGTTGCTCAGCAGATCGGGGGTGAACAGCGCGGCACCGGAGGCGCCGGTGATGCTCATGGTGGTGTTCAGGGAAGAGGCCATAATCTTGGTGATGGCCAGCTGGGACAGAATCCGGCGCAGAGCGCGTCTGACAGATTCGTTGACCTTCTGCTCATACTGCAGGGGAGACTGCTTGCGAATCTCGCGGGAGATGTAAGCGATAATGCCCTTCAGCTGAGGCGTCAGCTGAACAGAGCCGAAGGTGGGAGAGGAATCAGAGAGTGCAGTGCCTTCGGTACGGGCAGCGGCAGTGGAGTCAGCGGACATGTAGGCGACCTTGTAGGCAGCCATGCCGGTGGCATCGGTGATTTTCATCAGATCGATAAAATCGGAGACGGTGTTGCCGGCAGCATCGTTGATGCCGCCAACACCAGTGGGGCCAATGACGCCGTTGGAGCCGGTAGTCACAGCTGTGCGTGTGATCATGGAGCGGGCGCTCTGATAGATCATGCGGCCAGTGCGCTGAAATTCCTGGCAGCGGCGCTGGAAAGAAGCGCTTGAAGCGCGGCCTTCATCACCGGCGGTGCCGGGATCACCTGCGCCTGCAGCTTCGGCAGCGGCTTCAGCAGCGGCAATTTCGTCCTGGATGGCCTCGGCCTCGGAGATGATGGTGTCCAGCCGCTCCTGCGCGGTTTTCTGAGCATTCTCCATCTCTGCAACAGCAGCGGCAGCAGCGGCGATCTCTTCATCGGTGGTTGCGGCCTCAACCTGGGCGGCCAGATCAGCTTCACGGGTCTTAAAGGTGGAAAGCTGGCCACGCAGCGCAGCAGCGTCTTCCAGCATCTTCTTGTGTCTCTTGCGGAGAACCATAATTTTAAGCATGATTTTTGATCCTTTCTAAAAGCTCTTTTTTCCGTCTTTGCAGACGGGCAGATTTGAGAGAAGTTGTATCACCAGATGCCCGAGCGATGGCGCTGGTTGCTTCATAGGCCGGGAAAGTGACGACGCTAACCTCCCAGAGTCTTACATCCCGAATCGTCCACGTGCACGTCTGCCCGTCGGGACTCACAACGTAATCCTCAGCTACAATATCGAAACCAAAGGAACACTGGGAGACGTCACCCCGCTGGACGCGAGCGTAGAGGTTCATGGCGTCGCTGTCATGCTCATTGATTTTGATCTCACCATACAAACCGATTTCATCTTCCCGCAGGGAAAGTGTACCGGCCAAAGTGCGTCCCAGCACAAGCCGGGTTTCGTGGTTAATAAGGCCTCTGACATCAAGGCCAAGACTGGAAGCAAAGGCACCGGGGGCAATTTGTTCGATGCAGCCGGGCCAAAGTTCCGTCGGAGTATTAAAGACAGCAAAGTGGCAAGCAATCACAGGGCCTTCCGCATCGCTGCGCACCAGCATTTTTGCCGGGATGCACCTGTACTGCCGTCCAACATTTCGGTCAAACATCTTCCGGATCCTCCTTTGTTGTGAAAGTATTGTTCAGTTTCTTTTGGTCGCCCAAACGGTCGGCAGGCAGATAGTTTTCCAGCATAACCAGATCGTCCAGCCCGTCTTTGGGAGGCAGATCCAGCCAGTTGCGGCCTTCGTTACCTGTCATCAGACCGGCATTGCGCATCTGCAAAGAAATTTGACTCAGGTCTTGCAGAGAGTAGGAATAAAGCCGGCGGGTGCTGAACCGAAAGTACCTGTCCTGGGAGTACAGCAGTTTCTTGGTCAGCTCCTGCTCGATACCACGGCAGATGGGGACGATTGTCCGGGAGATGAAGGTGTTATATTCTTCCTTGTTAAAAGCACCTACACCCAGCAGGAAGGGAGGAATGCCGAAAACAGAAGCCACAGTCTTCTTATCCAGCTCCACACCATCCCGGATAGCAAGGTCTGTCAAACTCAGCGGTTTTACCTGCTGAAAGTTCATCAGATCAGCCGGCACTACAAGGGGCTCAGACTTATCCTTCCGCGACAAGTATTTTTCTATAAACTTGTTGCGGGTGGTAGGATCTGACAGGGGGCTATCGGAATTAACAGAGATTACGATAGGCGGCTTGTACTCACTGGACATGTAGGCGGTTTTTGTTTCCGCTGTCTGGACGATAGAATCCACAACCTGCTGCAGCTGAATCTGCGGACCGATGCCCCGCCAGGGCTGCAGGGGGTCCGGCCGGAGACGGAAGTGCAGGATATTGCCAGAATCAAAATCAAAGCCGTTATACTTGGCAATATAGGAGGTGCTTCCTGCAGGGCGATAGAGCGCAGCGTCAACAGCCGGGATCAGATCGTCAAGCATGAGACCGTTGGTTTTAGGAATAACTACGGCTTCACCGTTGGTCAGTTCTGTCTCAACAATCCAGTGCACCCAGGTCTGTCGGGTGCCGAGGCTCCAGGGGTCCACATCGATTTTTCGCGCCAGCGCATCCCGAACGCGGATATCTCCGCTGGTCGCATTCTCCATCAGGTGAATAGGCGCGGAACTTACCAGATCCGCGATGGTCCAGATTGCGGCAGCCACCTCAGGAGCCTCAGACAGCCTGTGATATCCCTGACTTGCCAAAACGCCGGGAGAATTCAGCGACAAGAAGGTGACGCCGACATCGCTACGCTTTTCAGTTATTTTTTTACGAAACAGCGCCATTGGACTGGCTCCTTTCTCGTGCCCTATTAGGGCACTTAGTCATCATCACCGAACCAGGCCGCCGCATTGGTGATCTTTTCGGTGTCTATCAGATAACGGATAGAGGCAAACACTGCGGCATCGAACACATCGATGCGCTTGTTGTCCTCGATCTTTTCGTAAATGACGATCTCATCATCCTTAACGGCCTTCACATTGCCGACACAGTAAAGGAACGGTTCTGCATGGCAGTAGTACAGGCAACCGACCTTTGCTTTATGCTCGATGTAGCGGAAGCCTTCAGATTTGGCCACTGCCAGCTGCGGCTGATCCACAACAGTGAAACCGGCTTTCTTCATAGCCGCCACATAGGGTCGGGCAAACTTTCGGTCGTGGCCGACTTTCTTGATCTTGAAGCCTTCGCTGCGCCACTTGGCAAACTGCTTCACGGGCTCCTTGGGATTCATGGAGGGCGTGTTGGGCATATCCAGCCAACCATCGTCCAGCCAACCAAACAGCGGAATCTCATCCTCCTGGGCCTTTGTGACGGCAGCTGTCACAGGGAACCAGCAATGAGGGATAATAACCAGAACATCTTCCGGAGGTGTCCAGTCAGCGGTCGCTGCCTTGGCTGCGGGGATCTCACCGACGATCACACCGGCGGTCAGGTCGTGAAGCTTACTGAGATCAGCGCCGCCATACCAGGCAGGCACCAGCTTTGCCAGCTGTTCCTGGGTGAAATCGTAGCGCAGATCAGAGGCAATAAATTCTTCTGTGGAGAAGTAGGCGCTGAGGCTATTAACAAACACATTCAGCGACCGGGTGTAGAATTCCATGCGGGTCTGGGGGTTGTTTTGAGCCTTGACGGCAGCGGCCTCCATGTCTTCTGGGGAGATTGTCACGCCCCAGCTGGGATTGGCCTGCTGCCAGGCAACCGGGGAGAGATAATCCACTTTGCCGGTTTCCGGATCCGGATCTGCTCTAGCGATGAAAGCGAAGATCCGATCCGCATCCGGGCCGGTGATCTCGCCCCGGGCAATTTTGGAGCAGTACACCATGTGTCTGGCGCAGAAGCCGCTGCCCTTGTCACCGGCAGTTGTGATCATGGAGAGCAGCTTGTTGCGGTAGGCTTTTGAAGCGTCACCCAGGCGCGTATACGGGGTCGCATCTCGGTAAAGCTCCAGCTCATCCAGCAGGATGATGTTTGCATTGAAGGCATCGAATAAGTCAGGGCGATATGCCAGGGCATCAAAAGAGATATAGCCATCCCATATGGGGCCTGAAAAGCTGTGCCCCAGGGAGCTATCCAGAGTCCGGAGGCCGTGGGCCATATCTTCATGGGCCGTTAGGCCTAAACGATGGAGGTTGTAGCTAAGAAAGCCAAAGCTTTCCATGTTCTGCTTCATTGAGCCGGCAACCGTCTTGATGATGGAGTTGGATTTAGCATACTTCAGGCCGGCGCACCAGCCCATGGCGGTATTATATGGCGTCTTACCGGACTTCCGGGGAAGCATGTGGAAGGCTTCCAGGAAGCGCCGGATCATGGTGCCCGGCAGGTAAAAGCCGAAAATATTGTAAATGCAGAATTTTTGCCAGGGCTGCAATAGGAACGGTGCGCCCCGCAAGGGGCTGCCATCGATGGCCTCGCCTTTTTGGTGGCAGAACAGGGACTCCATAGCAAGAATGATGAATTCCGCCTCTTCCGGGCGCCAATCCCAACGACCGGAGTCCAGATCATTCAGGAATCGGCGGGCCGCTGCCCGGGTGTCCAGGCAGGCTAGGGGGTTGTCCACCGTCTTGACGGCGTAGTCCAGAACCAGCTGCTCATTTTTTACCATGTGCGGCCTCCTGGATACTGTTCATGAGATCCGCAAAGCCTTTGTTCGGCGTGCCGGCAACAGGAGCGGCATCAGAGGATGCAGGCGCTGCGTTTTTACGCAGACGCTGCAGGCCCTTCGGGGTCAGCCCCAGAGCATCCTGGCGGGCCAGAATATCCCGGCGAAGTCTGGAAATCTCCTGGTACAAGGGATCTGTGATCAGCGGTGCTTCATCCTTAGCGGCTGTAGCCTTCCAGGCTTTCATGGCCCGGCTCAGCTCCCGCTCCTGGATGCACAAAACATGAATCGCAGGGTCAAATGCAGGATCGTAGACGCCAAGATCCTGAAGCTGCTGCCTGTAAGTTGCTTCCTTGGCCATGACTTCACCTCCGTGTACTGCGGCCGTGGGACACATCCGCGTCGTCGGGTGCGCGTCGCACTTGCGTGCATGGGCGCAGATCTGAGCGCCGCCCCTATTTTGCGCCCCGAAAAAAATTTCTTGCTGCGTGTGAACGGAGCTCCCCGCCCAGCTGTAAGAACCCCTAGCTTTACGCAGCGGAGGGGGGCGGGGTCCTGTTTTTCCAGCGCAGACCTGCTGCGGTCAGCTTTCTGGTCTTCCGGTCGTGCATCGCGTCGTGCGCTGACGCTGACAAGGCGATCAGGTTCCAGAGGCAGTAGGCGTACTCGGGATAATCCTCAGCCGGCCAGATGTGATGCACCGTTGTTGCTTCCTCACGCCTGCCGTACCGCGCTGCCTCACGGCACCACTTGTCGCGACGAAGAACAAAGGCGCGCAGCTTTTGCCACCTGCGGTTACTGCTGCTGTAGTCAAAACTCGCCATGGCTCACCTCCGGACAAAACAAAAACGCCTGCACCACGAATCGCGATTTGCGATACATGGCACAGGCGCTAAGGCACAGGCACAAGGGGAATATTCAGGACGGACTCTGCGCCGCAGCGCTTGCACTTCACGGGCAGGTCTTTGATCGCCGTAGTCGGCAGCAGATAGGTGACAGCACCTTTGCCGCATACCGGACATGGAACAGGTCTTCTGTTTGTCTGCATTTTACCACACTTCTGCTCATTTTGCAATAGCTTTCAGCTCCTTTTCTGTGAATCGTCCGATTATTATACATTACCCCAAGTCAGAATTTGGCGCGTCAGCATTCAGGATTGCCCTGATGTACTGGAATCGGCCAAATGTGTTAATTTCTTCGTTTGTCGATTGGATGTGAGCGCCCGCCGGCGCGTAGAGCCTGGATCCGGCGTTCACATCCTCTTTGATGATTGTGGGCCTGCGGCAGTTCCTGCTGACCCGCCAGATCCGGTCACCCACATGCCGCCTGCCTTTTTCTCTTGGTTCTTTGGTGATGTACTTGGCATGGGCAACAGGATCCTTTCGGCAGTACAGCTCAAAGTCCACGTCGGTACCGTTCTTTGCCCAGAGCCTGCGAATGGTTTCAAAATCATCGCCCACGGCGTTGAGGATCAGGTGATGATGCAGCCGCCCGTCGGAGTGATACCCTTCGGTCACACGAACATAGACCAGCTCCTGCCCTTTGCTTCTCCGGTCCTCCCGGAGCGCCCGAATGAAGCAGTTGAGCCGCCGTTCCGCGGCTTCCTTTGTCTTTGGAAGCTTCTCATCGCAGTATCCCACGGTAACGAATAGGTCGTTCCATTTGAAGTTGCATTCCAGGATCAGCCACAGCTTTTCGTAGGAGGTCCGGAAGTTGATGGCCTCCCGGACCCGCGTCGAATACCGTTGCCGTTCCCGCTTCTCGCCAGGAGGCGATGCACCATGAAGCGGCGTGTACTGCTTGGCATACCACAGCCGCCCAGCCTGAAAGATCACGCGCTTTTCCTTCGTCATGAAACGCCTCCGTCCCGCTGCACCTTGAGAAATTCAGCCTTTCGCCGGGAGCACCATGCAAACACAGGAGGCCTGAAGGCGGTGTCCGATTTGCATTGGTTAAGGAAGCCGCATGAATCACAATGTCCTTCCGCCACAGCCTCATGGATTGCGTGCCCCTCTGCCGTCTTCTCAGGAGAATAAGGCCGGTCAAAGATTGTGACGTGCTTGTATTTTGCTTTTCTTTTCGTCATCAGGCAAGCCTCCGGAAGAATACAGTATACTTGTGGTCTGCCTGAGTCACGGCCACAAGATCGTAGCCGTGATAGTTGATGGTACTCAAGGCCTGTTTCAGGGCCTCCTCGCCATAGCAAATCTCAAAATCATAGAGCCACCAGTGCGCCGCCATATTCGGGCCGCGGCCTTTTGCACCCTCAGGTGTTACCATACTTGCTTTCGTCCTCCAATCTATTAGATGTCCAAATGTAGATATGGCACGCCTTGCGCCCTTTCCTGATAAACCACCACAGTACTTTCAAGAAAGACGGCAGGATAACCATGAACTCATCGAGTCCACCTTCGCCATCATGCATGGCATAAGATATATTCCATTCTTTCATATTTACACCTCCGGCCGTTCTGCCCAGCAGCAAACCTTCACATCAGCATCAATGGGATTTCCAAAGAGATACCACTGATCCCCATCCCACAGCAGCTCTCGCAGAGCTTTCTTGCAAGCTCCTGCGATCTCAATATAGGCCACATAGGTGCCATAGGCTTCCGGATTGCCGAAACGCCAAAGATTCTGCGAGTACGATACTGCCGGTGCGTTACGAATATCTTCATCCGAAGGGATCAGTGACCAGGCACGGATCGGCTCTTGGTCATCAATGCGACCGATATAACGCCCACAGCCTAAGTACTTGCAATCATCCGTATAGTCATGATAATCAACAACGACCATCTTCACGCCGACAGGTGGCTCCACGCTGGCCGGGAACCATGCACAAGGAGGATTGATGGAAGCGGGATCTTCACCGGAGCCCGATTCGGGCACAACGGGCAATTCCTGTGCCATTTCCTTGACATTCGTCCGGCAGAACAGATAGTCGATGGAACAACCGAGAAGATCGGCCAGATCGATATACTTGTTTACTTCAGACAGTCCGGTGTAGTAACCGAACGGGACATTCGTGGCTGCGGTTATTTTCGCTTCGCCGCATTCGAGCTTCATCATCTTGTCTGAATCGTAAGGAAGACTGCATATACCCATAGCCTTCTTGCAATCGTCAAAATCTTTGAACGCCAGTTCCCGGGCCAAGCCGAACCGCTGCCAGAGAGCGGAGATCTGCTCAATCTTTGGCTTATCCTTCCTGGCCTGTGCTTCCTCTGCGGCCTTGTTCGCTGCCTTGTTATCGTCCTTCCGCTTCTTTATGGTGTCGGCCAGCTTCGGGCAAGCCCGCTTGCACCGCAGTAGCTCCTCACAGTCACCGCAGCACTTGCTATCACAACTACATCCATAGTAGCGATCAGCCACAGCAGCCTTACGCAGCTTGTTCTCATAGTTCGCGCAGTCGCCCCCAAATTCCGTGCAGTGCTGCTTCACAATAGCAGCAGCCCGTTCAGCGAACCTCTCCACATCAGAAGCATAGAGATGCTCCAGATTGGCATTTGTGCGTGTCTTCTCTTCATAAAGAAGATTCTGGTAAGCCTTAGGCATCCGGGAAAGCGTGTAGGCCGTATTTTCTGGCAGCTTTCCGGACTTCCATGAAGGCTGCCAGGATGCAGACAGTTCTTTGCTGATCTTTTCCAGTCGGGCCAGTTTTGACTTGCTGACCTGTACGATTTCTGCCACATGGTCACGCATCCGGCCGGAAAATTCATAGCCTTCATCTTCCTTCAGCTTGTACAACAGCGCCTTAACCTGGGCGGCCTGCTCGGCAATTTCGGGATCCGTCATCTTCCGGGTGTTGGAGTTGGCAAAAATCAGCCGCAGCTGCCGCAACGTTGGGGAAACCTCATCCCGCTCAACGATACAAGGCGCTTCGCTCCATTTCTCCGGGTTATCTTTTGCAAGCGTCTCGATTGCTGCCCGGCGCCGGTGGCCGGAAACGATCATATACCGATCCGGGTTGTCCGGGCTGGGCCGCAGGCGGATCGGCTGTTGCAGGCCGCAAAACTCAATGTTTTCAGCCAGCTCATCAATATCGCTCAGCTTGTAAAAATTATTAGGATCTTCATCGATAAGATCCAGGTGGATATACTCAATCTGCTCACGGTTTGTGCCCAATTCGGACACACCTTTCAATGCATCACCAAGATTAAAGGCCATATCACTTACCTCCCACGAATTCTTCGACAAACTTTCGGTAATCCTTGCCGGCAGCACTCTTGGGGCTGCTGATCAGCAAGGGCTCCTGGCGAAAAGTCATCTTATCAACCTTGTCAGACCGACGGATATGATGAAACACATGCAGTCCTGCTTCCCGCAGCTGCTTCTCGGCAGCTTCAATCTCCGGATCCTTGTACCACATGGTGGGCAGCACACCGGCAATGTTCAGCTTCGGGTTGATCTGGCGCATGTTCTTAATCTGCCGCATCAGGTTCACCATGCCCCGCAGGGAAAAGGCGTCCAGCTTGATAGGGATGATCACATCGTCGGCGGCGATCAGAGCGGCGGCACTGGCGGCGTTAAATGCGGGAGGGCAGTCAATAAATGCGTAGTCGTACAGGTCTTTTACCTCATCCACCAGATACCGGAGGACGCTGGCGTTGACTGTCTGCTGTTCCACCTTGCTGAGGTCCAGATCCATCAGGGAATCATCGCCGGCAAGGATATCAACGCCGGAGAAACGGGTCTTTTGGATTTGCGATGCAGCAAATACACCGGGCCGCGCATGATCACCGGAGACCCGGAGAACCATAGCCAGATTGTGAAGATTGGGGTCCGCTCCAAAGAATTCGGTGGTGTTGCATTGGCTGTCCGCATCGATGATACAGACCTTCTTTCCGTACTTCTTTGCGAGGATCGCCGCCATGTTAATGACGGTGGTGGACTTGGCGACGCCACCCTTCAGGTTGACGATTGCGGTGGTTCGAATTGCCATATTCAGTTCCTTCTTTCTTTCGTTTAATCTTTGAACGGTACATCTGTATCCGCAGGTAATAACTCAAGCTGCCCGGGTACCGGGCCAGACGGCACCGGAGGTAGCGTGCCGCCCTTGAACTTTTTCTTGTTTGTCTTTGCCTCCGCAACAGCAGCATCGAGAACTCCGCCCTTTGCAAATGTCTGATGCCGCCCATCAAAGGTCACAAGCATCTGAAAAGTTCTGCCTTCCTTGTTTTTGGTGACATAGAGCTTTCTCGGGCCTTCGGGACAGGCCTGGTTTTCCAACTGCAGCATGATAATCAGGTCCGCATCCTGCTCAATCTGTCCCGATTCCCGAAGATCGGAGTTTCTTGGCGCACGGTCACCGTCAGACCGTGACAGCTGTGCCAGGGCAAGAACAATCACGCCCAGGCTCTGGGCCATGGTGTGCAGGTCAATGGAGATGTTGGTCACCTGCTCGTAGCGGCTGCCTCCTTTAGAGGCAACGATCTGCAGATAGTCGACGATAACAAGCTTATATCCAGCCTCCATGATTTTCGCACGGATGTCCGAAACCGTCATACCTGCAGCGGAGATCAGGTCAAGCTTCCGCTTGTTGATTTCTTGCGTGGTCTGGCACACCAGATCCCACTCACGCTTTGAGATGCGGTTAAGCTTGATCCGCTCCATAGGGATTCCGGTGATGCTTGAAATCAGGCGATCAAAGAGAGTCTCGGGGTCTGTCTCGAAAGAGAAAAAACCGACCTTTCCTGCAGATGCCCAGTGCCAGGCACACTGCAGCGCAAATGCTGTTTTGCCGACGGACGGTTCTGCGCCCAGCACCAGAAATTTGCCTGCACCTACATGCAGTTCATTCTCCAGTTCCCGGATAGGCCAGCTCAAATATCGCGCCGGCTTTTCGGCCCGCTCGAAGAACCGCCGCAGTGCGTCGCTCATGCTGACGGTTCGGTTGGACTGCGCCGATGACATCAGCGAGGCAGCATGCTCCAGTAATTGGCGGGAGGTCTGGGAATCTTCGCTGACGGACAGCTGCCTGCCGATCTCACGGCAAGCCAATACGCGGGATTGCTCCCGGCAGATTGCTATGTAGCTGTCAACATTGGCAGATGTGGGGGTGATGTTCATCAACTGGACGATGAAATCACGGTATTCCGGGGCCAGCTTAGAGGCAACGGATACCACATCCACGGGAAAGCCTGAGTTGAACACCTCAGCCATGGCAGCATACACCGTCTGGCATGGCCCGGAAAAGTCGCTTTCGCGGGTCTGGGCCAGCACGCGCGGCACCACCTTCGGCTCGATGAGTGCGGCGCCCAGAACGCTGTACTGGGCATCCGTCCATTTTCCGCCGTCTATAAGCATCGGTACTCACGCTCCTCTCTGGGAGGCTTGGCGGCGGCGCCGGCATTTTTATTCGGTACCTGCACGCCCTGCCAGCCACCCTCGATGGCGGTGCAGAGCATGCCGATCATCACCTGGGGGTCGCTGCCGCTCTGAGACAGCTTTCGGAAGGTTGCATCCACGCTCAGCTTCGATCTGGCGGGATGGTTTCTGTTCACGACCCGGTCCGGATTGTACAGAGCCATGACCCACTTAAACAGATCGTTTTTGACAGCTGCCGTCCAGCTCGGCTGTGCGAGTCCGTTGATGGCGGCCACCACGATAGGACGAAGCTCTTCGTCCGTCAGCGGCTCTGGCTTTTCTTTTTTATTCTTTTTCTTTTCAGTATTACTTTTATTGGTCTCCCCATCATTTTTGATACCACCCCCTATTAATTTTGAGGGGAGGGTGGTATCATTTTTGATAGGTGGCTGTATGTCTGGGACGGACACACTCAAGTATAGCTTCCTGCGCTTGACCTGACCCTTGCTGTCCTTTTCCATTTCCCGCCGAATATACCCGGCTTCCTCCAGTTTGGAGATGAGCCGGGATATGGTGGGATCTGAAAAGCCGTAAAGCTTCATAAAGTAGGAATTGGACGCATAGCAGAAGCCGTCTTTGCCGATCAGTGAGGAAATCTCTCCGTACAGCAGTTTTGCGTTGGGTGGAATACCGTCGTCATACCGCACATCGGCGGGGATAACTGCGTAATAGCTGGGCCGAATGTCGTCCACAATAGCAGCACCTTCTTTCAGTTGATTATTTTCTTGCCTGACCGGGCGCAGGCCGCGATTGTCCTGTCTTACAGTTGCCGTTCGCAGGTAGTGGCCACGCACCTCTCGCTTTATCCGGATCCCACCGGAGCTCAATGCGGCGCATATCCTAGATCGTGCATTACCTGGTCATGGGATGCGGCGAAACTCTCACCGCCCAGAGAGGCCCTTTCCTGTTGTCGTACAGTCTCGACTCACCACAAAACGCCAATTCAATTTCTACGACCTGAAAGGAATTGGTAACTAAAGAAGGCTGGGATGCCGCGTATTGTGCCACACGGCTCAGAGGCTAGTTCTTCTTGTTGATGATCTTCATGGAGCCGTCGCGAATATCACGCAGCCAAAGAGCTGCATAGGTATTCCGCAGCAATAAGTAATTCTTGGGGTCCAGGCCGCGCAGGCGCAGCATATGCTTTTGGTTGCAGGTTAGTGGCAGGGCTGTTTTTTTCTCGCTCATGAAGGCTCCTTTCGTAGTTTTGAAGGGCCCACCCGGGCCATGGCTTAAAAACCCGGGTGGGATGGGCTGCCGGTCTTTCCCGGCTGTCGGCATGATAGGTAAGGAGAGAAGATCATTTTGGCAACGAACGCGTGTGCCATGGACGGTGGAACGGGATTTGAACCCGCTGCCGGCTCCCGTGCTGAGAGCTGCACATCCGCATGTGCTTTCCGCCGGTAGATGCGGCCCCGCCGCGATTAAAGCGAGGCCGCTATATAGTTGTATCCGGGAGAGAGGGATCGAACCTCCCTTCTGGCGGACGTGCGGACAGGAAAATGAAAAAACCACACGGTGACCGACTCCCCTGCCTGAAAGAAGGTAACAAGAGGGAGGCATCCAGGGCCCGGATATGGGGTGCCGCGATTCCCTCGCGGCTTAGAGGGTCAGGTTTAATTTATATTTTGCGTGCCACCACTACCTGCAAAGGGGCAACTTTGGGATGCCGCTGGTAACGCCCAACGGCTCAGAGGCATGGATCAGGCCTGCCCGGTAGGCTGAGCAAGCATCGTCTGGAATTCATCCTGATGATTGTCCAGCCAGCTGGTAACGAAGGCGGCCCAGATCCGATCCCGCAGATCCTGGGGTATTGCAGGGGTAGCGTTCGGGGCCAGCTCCCCGTTTCTTGGAATTACAATGGGCATATCGATACCTCCGTCATAGTCGTGATTGTAATTTTGACAGATTCGTGCTATCATCTCCCTGAAAGAAGGTGAACATCTTAAGCAAAGGAGGTGAAAACTATGGATGATGTCAAGCTGAATGCTTTTCCCAGCGACGAATATGAAGCACTCGCGATGCTTTATGTCCAATCTCAGGACCTATCTAATGTCAGCCCTGAGCAGCTGCTGGATATGTACCGCGATGCCTATAAGCGCATTAGAGAGCATCGCAAGGAACTGAATCAGAAGAATCCTAAAACTTGGATGATTTGACCTTAAGCAAGAGCCGTACATGGTGCCAGCCGTGTACGGCTTATTGCTTAGTTGGGCTTTTCCTGGACAACGACATATTCAAGTCCTTTATCGGCTTCCTTAAGTACTTCGCGAATCTGACCGACCATCAAGTGCTTGGGCCGGAGCATATCGATAACTTCTTTTGCGATCTCGACGATTTCATCGTCGGAACGGAAACCTGCGTCCAT